CGTCACCGGTTTCGCCGATCCCCGGAACCCGTTCCACTTGCGTTCGCATTCTCCGGCCTTGTACCGGTCAAAGTCGCGCATCGACCACATTTCCCAGTCGTTCGCGGTGTGCCCCTCGTGATGCAAGACCATTCCTACAAGGAGCCATTCGTTGTATTCGAGTTGGCCGGGGTCGATCTTGTCTATGATTTCGATGGTGGTCATGCCGCATTCCCTCCCGGCTCGAACGTGCTCGGATTGATCCCGTGCGGAACCTGCCAGCGGTTTGCGGCGATGCGGTCGATCAGTTTCTTTGCCGTGTCGAACTGCCACATCCCGACATGGCGGAACCCTACCTTTTCAAGGAACCGGATTTGCTTTGGGGTGGTGAGTCCGTCGCCTCTGCGCTTGATGATCCGGTCGAGGATCATGGCCGCTTCGCCCGCGCTCTTGATTTCGTCCGGGAAGATTCCCGACTTTTCAAGAGCGGCCTTCTGAGCGTCGGATGGCGGTCCCATCTCCCAAGGCATGGCCGGTTCGTAGTGCGTCAGGTCTTTCGCCTCGATGGAGTATTCGAACTGCAACGGATCGACCAGGGCGCGCTTTCGGTGGCGCATCTCGGATAGCTTCTTGGCGAGTGCCTCTTCCCTTTTCTGCAATGAGTCGGACTCTGCCTTTTCGACCGCCTCTTCGAGATCCATCCCGCCAGCTTCTTCGGCGAGAATTTTCGTAACCTCTTCCGCGATTTCGGCATTGTCGCAGATCAATGACGACGGCCTGCAAAGCTGGTGCCGTGAAGTCATCCAAAGGAAATCGAGTAACAGCAGATTTTCCTTTTCCGGGAACAGCCGCGTACCGCGTCCTATGATCTGGGCGTACAGGCTCCGAATCTTTGTAGGACGAAGACATACGATGCAGTCCGCCGACGGCTCATCCCAACCCTCGGTCAGTAACATCGCGTTCGACAACACCGAACCTTTTCCCGCGTTCGTGAACCACTTGAGCGTATGCGCCCGGTCCTGGCTTTCGCCGTTGACCTCGCGCGCGTCGATTCCTTTCGATTGCAGGATTTTGCAGAACCGCTTCGATGTCGCGATAAGCGGGAGGAACGCGACGGTCTTCCGGTCGGCGCATTTCTCCGCGATTTCGTTTGCGATCTGGTCGAGGTACGGATCAAGCGCACATCCGAGGTCCGCCGCGTGAAAGTCTCCGGCCTGTTGCCGGACGCTTGAAAGATTGATTTCCAGCGGTATTGTCTGCGCCCGGATCGGGACAAGGAACCCGTCCCGGATCGCCTGCGGCAGGCGGTACTCGAACGCTATCGACTCGTAAACTTCCCCGAGATTTCGGAGGTCGCCCCGGTCCGGGGTCGCCGTGACTCCAAGGACCTTGGCTTCCGGGAAGTGTCCGAGAACTTTGAGATACGACTGCGCCAGCGTGTGGTGCGCTTCGTCCACGATGATCGCGTCATAGTGGGATGCGTCGAACTTCTCCCGCCGGTTGTCGCGCATCAATGTTTGGACCGATCCAACCGTCACCATGAACCATTGGTTGTCGCCGTCGAGACAATCGTTCTCGGCCTTTTCGACCGAACAGCCAAGCCCGGTCAATTGTTTGATTTTGTCGGCGGCCTGCTGGAGGAGCTCTTCACGATGCGCAAGGATCAGCGTCCGCCGTCCCTGCCGCGCAAGCGTCTCCGCCACCGATGCGAATACGATGGTCTTCCCTGTCCCGGTCGGAAGGACAAGCAATGTCGCCCTCCGTCCAGAGGCCCATTCCGCTAAAATCGCGGACTTCGCCCGTTCCTGATATTCTCTGAGTTGCATATCGCAAGTATCTCCCGGATGTCTTGTTGAAGTGCGCCGTATTTCGCTCTTGGCGAAGAATCGCCTTTGCGTGCGTCGTCCTGTAGCCGTTCGAGGAATTTCGCCGGGTCCGTCACTGTTCCTACGGACATTTTGAAAGGCGGAGCGGGCAGGTCGCCCGCCCCGATTTCAAGAATCATCTGGTACAGGTCAGAACGGGGCATTTTCCGCGTCCACCGGATCAAGGAATTTCTTGATCTGGTTCGACTTCATGACGTTGCCGTCGCGTCCGGTCCATTCGCGGATTTCAACGACGCACCTGCCGGACGATCCCGGAACTTTGGTCCAGTCCGGAACGATGCGCTCCCCGTGTTTGCGTGAGCCGATTGCGCGGAAAAAGGCGCAGATCAGTCCCTCGGTCTTCGTGTGGAGATAGAGGTTATGTTCGACCGTTGCCTGGTCCTCGATGCGGATTTTCAGCGTCGCCATGTTGCAGGGAGGCAGCTTGGCGGAACCGGCGAAGCGTTTCTTCTCGAAGGATTTCACGAAAAACGAGTATTCGCCCGGTTCGAGAAGCGTGAATTCTTCGCCGTCGTTCTGAATCTCGTCGTCCCATCCCAGTTCACGTTCAATCATTTTCTTAGCCCTTCTTTATTTCGTTGATGATTGCCAGAACTTTTGTCCATCCGGGGATTAGCGACTTCAAAACAAACGACGGATCGTATGCCGCGAACGGGGTTCCCGCCGGGTAATAGCCGCGATATTCGACGGCGGCGCGTACGTCAGCTTCGGAAACTTTCGCCATCTGCATCAGGTCCCAAAGTGCCTGCGGTATGTATTCTGGCTTCGCGGCGGCCTCGGGTTTTACTTCCGGCTTCACTTCCGGCGCCGGGTTCAGGTCCGGGTTGTCGCAAACTGGAGCGGTCGGCACGGGAGCGGCCTGCTTCGGCGCAGTAGGAGCGGTCGGAGTCTTCGGCGGTTCGACTTTCTTTTCCATCGTTGCCGACGGAGCCGTCGCGAAGATTCCCGCGATGCTTGCGAAGTCGAACGCGACTTTTTCGGGGAGTCCGTAACGGTTTTTTCCATCCCAACACGGGTGATGTTGGGTGTGCATGACTCGCTTCCCGCCCTGTCCCTTCTTCTTGCCGTCGGCCTCGATCACGAACGTCTCATAGTTCGCGAACAGCATGATGTCCGCCCACTCCTTCAGCAGGGAAGATGATTTTTTTTCCATCTTCATTTCCCAACGGTCGTATGCGCCGATTTCGTCGGGTTGCTCGAACTTCCGCATGATCGCGTGAGCCAAAAAGAGGACGTTCACGCGCTGATTCGCCTGGAGCGCGGTCAGCATGTCGAGGAACCGCTTCCACTCTTCCGCCGCCATGACCATGCCTTTTCCGTAGCCGAAGTCCTCGATGGATTTGATCTTGTCCGATTTCGCGTTCGCGACGACGTGAGCAGCACACAACTGCGCGGCCCAGTCGGCGGTGTCGATAACGATGGTTTGGTATCCGTGCGCTCCCTTGGTGAGTTCCGCGATGATCGCCACGAGCATATTCCACGATGTCGGGCGGTCGGTGCGTGCAACGTCGTACTGGTTCGAGCCGTTTTCAATGTCGATGAAGAGCGGCCTCGGCCATGCGGCGGCGAATGTGGTTTTGCCGATTCCTTCCGGCCCGTAAAGAAGGCCGCAGATCGGTGCCGAGACTTTTCCAGTCGTGATGTTCATTTCGCTTTTCCTTTCTTTGCGAAATCGATTTTGCGCATGTCTTCCGCGAGTGCTTCTCCGTCTGCAAGGTCCGATTCCTTAGTCTCCGCGTCGATGAACAAATCCTGGCATTCGTCGCCGGTCATGTTTTCTTCGCGAACCATTTCGCCGGTGTCTTCGTGGTAGATCGTCTTCTTCTCTTTGCGCGGAACATTGAATTCGACGCGGACTTCGACGCGCCGATATTCGCGGCCCGTGGAAACCTTCCCGGAAAGGTTGTCAATCTCGGCTTTCGCAAGGTTGATCTTTGCGGCGTATTCGCTCATCGTCGCCTTCTTCTGTGCTTCGAGGCTCACGACTTCCTTGTTCTTTACGGAAAGAAGTTGTCCATAGGAAAGCAGTTCCTCATTGGTCAATTTGCATTCGAGCAGTTCGGTTTTCTTTTCCATTGTCAGAATTCTCCTGCGCTGAATTTTGCGATTTCGATTCCGCCTTGAACGGCATTGCCGTCCTCGATGATGATCTGGCACTCGTCCCCGGTCGAAACGCGGGTCGCGATGATCTGCAATTCCTGCTCTTCGGCCCAGTGCCCGAACTCGGCAAGGGTCTTCGGGTCCATCTGTTCGAGCTTGTCCATGAGCACAAAACCGCATTCCGGCCGGATCGTCTTGACGATTGCGCACGATGCGCGAACCTGCTCGGAACCGCTCATGCAGTCCCAGTTCTTTCCGTTCAACAGGAGTTCGCCCTGCTCGATGGTCAGTCCCGGAAGGGGCATTTCCGCGTCGGAAAGAAGGTCTGTCCGTGCCTGCCGGATCGATTCGATCTTCGCAGTGAGTTCCGCCGTCTGACCCTGTGCCGCGTCCGCGTCGGCGATTGCCTTCGCCTTGTCCATGTTGGCGCGGACCTTCGAGTTGATTTCGTCGATGTCCCGAAGGCTCGATTCGATTTCCTCGGTGGATTCGTCCTGCAATTCTTCGGCGGTCCGGCACGCGGTGGCGAGGTCGGCGTTGAGTCTGCCGATCCGGTCGGCAAGCTCCTGTCCGTTCGCCTGTTCGCGTTTCAATTTCTCGTAGAGGTCGGCGATGATTTGATCCGAATACGCCTTTTTCGCTTCCGTTGCCTTGATTTCAGTTTCGATTGATTCGACTTGTCCGCGCAACTTCTGATTCTCGGCATTCCTAAGCAGTATCGCCTGTTGCTTCTGGATCAGTTCGCCAGCCGAAACCGGCGATTCCGGCGCGTCCGGGAAATGGGGGAGTTCGGCGGCGAATTTCTTTTTGCTGTCGGCGATGCGTCCAAGTGCGGTCCGCTCGTCGTATGCGATCTTCTCGTCGCGGTCGAGGCGGTTCAGCACGTCTCCGATTCCGAGAGTTTTGAGAAGTGCTTCCGCTTTTTTCTTGCTGTCCGCCTCCATGAACTTCGGGAGGTCGAGGGCGAACGCCTCAACGAACGAATCGAGAAGTTTCTGCCCGGCCTTCTGCCCGGTCGGGTCCGTGACCTTGAGGGTCGCGTTCTTCCCGGTGCGTTCGACCACAAGGCCGTTCGAGAGGGTCAGTTTGATGTAGGCCGGAGCATACGATCCGTCGCGTTGCAGGTTGCTCGGGCGATATTTTTCGCCGCCCAAGGCGAAACAGATCGCGTCGAGTACGGATGTTTTCCCGGCCCCGTTGGGACCGCCGATCAACGTCAGCCCGCATTCGCCCGGCTCAAACGCCAGCGCGGAGACTTTTTTGACGTTTTCCATTTGCAGGGAGTTGATTTTTACCGACATTCTGCTATCCTTTTTTTTAGTAGTTCTTTTTTTCACCCCCGGTGCCCGCCGGGGTCTTATTTCAAAATTCTGTCAAGCGCAAGCGGTTTCCTTTCTTTTTTGGTTCGTTTCACTTTTTCGATTCCCATCCACTGATTGTTGCTGATTCTGATGATCGTCATTG